CGGCCTCTGCGCGCTGCTTCAGCAGCGTGATGCCGAGGTCTGCGGCACCAGTCTGGAATGCCGACAGCACCTGGCCGCCAAACTGCAGGCCACTATCCTGCTGCGCCTTGTTGAGCGTTTCCCAATTCGCACGCAGGCTTGCCGCCTCCTTCTCAGGAAGCAGCATGGCCACATCGGTGAAGTCTCGCGCCGTCGGGTTCGTTTTTGCCATCAGGCCAGTCATCGCTTGGCTGACCTGCTGCTGGCGTGCCATGGCCGCCTGTTGCGCTGCCAGTTCACTCTGCTGCTTCTGGCGCCGCGCCTCAACGTCCTGCACGGCAGTGCCGAGCTTCAAGCCCTGCATCACACCGGCGAAGGGGTCTGCCTGGGGGATCATGTAGTTGAACGGCTGAACCATGGTGCCACCTCAAGGACCGGGCATGACCGCGTAGGACGGCAGGCCGCTGATTACACCGGGCTGAATGGGCGTGCCACCAAACACGTTGCGCCCGGTAGCCAACTGATAGCCAGCCAACTGCCCCGGCAACTGCGCAAACTGCACGAACGGTGCAGCACGCCCCAGCGCACCGCCGGCCTGGGCTGCGCCTTGCTGGCCCAGCAGATTGGACACGTTTGCGCCCATTGTGCCGGCAGCGGATGCCTGGCCGGCAGCCGACGCCTGGCCGCCACGGTAGAGCGCCTCGGTCACGCCCAACCCGGTGCCGGCGAATCCGCCGAGGCGCCCATATTGCTGCTCGATGGCCTGCTGCAACATCTGCGGCCGGAACTGAGCCAGAGCCGCCTGGATGTTGCCACCACGCAGGCCGCCCGTGGCCGATGCGCGCTGCAGCATCGCCTCTTCGCCCTGCCGAATCTGGGCCTGGAGAAACGGACTCTGCTCGATCTGTGCAATGGCCGCCTGCTGTGCCTCTGGGCCGCGCAAGCCCGCCAGGGCCTGCTGCTGCTCGAATGCCTGAGCGCCGGCCTCTTGGAAGGGTTGGAAGCCGCTGATGGCTTGCTGTCCGGCGCCCACATACGGAGCCAGGAGCTTCTGTATCTCATCGAACTGCCGACGTTGCTCTTCGATGCCCATCTCGGCGGCACGCTCCTGTGCGCCTGCCGCTTTGCCAGCGGCGCGAGATTGCATGGCGCCGCCAAGGAGCTGAGAACCTGCCGCAATCAGGCCGGTGACTGGATCAGGCATCGCTGCCTCCTTTGTTGAACTCGGTCAGGTATGCGTCGAGCTTCTCGCCGTACATGCCCAACACCTTGTGAGCCACTGACGCAGCAGCCGCTGGGCCGTGGCTCAGGCGCACAGCGGCCAGCACCAGCTCGTAGTACCCGGCTCGCCAGACGTAGGACTGAGCCGATGCGCCACCCTCGCGCTCCACGCGGTCAGAGGCTTGCCACTTCAGCACCATCGAGCCCAGCAGCGGCGCCAGATCGGCCGCGTGCTGCGAGAAAAAAGAGTTCTGGGGCATGGCCACCAGCGTGTTCCAGATCAGGGCGTCGAGCGCCTCGCGCTTGACAGGATCGCCATCGGCGTAGTCGTCGAATGCCTGGATGGACTCCCATAGCATCAGCAACCATTCAGCGGCTGCCGCTGGCAGCATAAGCGAGTCGAAGTGCGTGCGCAGGCTATAGGTCATGGCGTCCTCAGAGGCCGCCGGTAGCCATGAACTCGGCACGCGCATTCTATGCCTTCCCGCTCATGGGTCAATCTTCCTCTTCTTCGCGCTCTTCCCAGGCTTGGCAGGCGCGCAGGTCGTGGCAGACGAATTCGAGCTTCTCGCAGTAGCCACGGAAGCCCGCGCCGACGTCCCAATCATTCCAGGGGATGCGGTCCATCTTGAGCTGCGCGTCCTCGCTGTTGTCGTAGTACTCGCAGTTCGAGCACCGCCTGCGCCGCGCCTCGGCCTCGTTGACGTGCATGGCCTTTCCAAGCGCCACCCAGTAGACCTTGTTCGCGCCGCGCTCGTTGCTGGGCTTCTCGGGCCCGAGCATCCAGTCGCGGATAGCGATGCGCGTGTTTTCGCGGTTCTCGCTGGCAGTGATGAACGGCTCTTCGTCGGGGATGCCGCCAAAGATCATCATCTTGGGTGCCTTGGCGTAGTCCATCAGGTGATCTCCCTGCCGCTGACGCGCAACGTCAGCGCCGTGGCGTTGCTTGCGATGGTGCTGATGAAACTGCCGCTCTCCAGCGCCTGGCCGACGAGTTCCTGGCAGAGGTACGTCTCGCCCGGCACCACGGTGCGGTCGTCGATGACGAGGTTTGCATTGCCGGCCGATCCGCCCGAGGTGACAAGGTTGACGGAGAAAGTGCGGTTCACCGTGTCGGTGTTCGTGACCGTGGCCTTGTCGATGATGGCCCTGGCGTTGGTGGCGGTGTACTGCGTGGTCTGCGTGGCCTCCATCTGCTTGGGAGGGACGAGGACTTTGACGGTGACGGTCATTGGAACCCCTGGATGTTGTTGGACACGGTGACGATGATAGATGGGATGCCGGGATGCGGAGCAGCGGCGGGCACAGCCAGCAGTTCCACCGACAGGTCGCTCACCGAAAACATGATCTCGATGTAATCGCCGGCCTTGAGGCTGAAGAAGTAATTGAGCGCCGAAAAAATCTCGGCGTTGTTGCCCTGGATTCTGATCTGACTGGCAGAGTCAGTGACGTCCACACCATTCTTGCGAAACCAGATGTAGAACTCGGCAGTTCCGCCACTCGTCTTGTCAAGTTGGATGGACAGTTGCAGGTTGTAAATGCCGTCCGTGTCCACGTTGATTCGAGACTGCGGGGAACCGCTCAGGAACACGCCGGATGACAGGTCCGTGGTGTTCAGCGTTACCTCGGTGGCCGTGTTGATCACCAGCGCCGTTTGCGTGGCAGTGCTGTAAAACGAGCCATACCGCGAGCGCTTGAACTCGCGCTCAGGCGGCGCCGTGGCCAGCAACTCAACCAACCCGCTTAACTGCGAAATAGCGTCCAGCGCCTGCTGCGCCTTGGTGTCAGCCTGGAACGCAACATCCTGCGCCAGCGTGGCCACAGCATCCAGCGCCTCAACGGCCTTCTGATCGGCCGTCGTGCTTTGAATGGCCGCGTCCTGGGCCACGGACGCTATCTGGTCAAGCGCTTGCACCGCAGTGGCCTGCGCAGTGCTGGCCGTGATGTTCACGCCCTCAACGACGTCAGGTGCGATGGTGTCAACCGTGGCAAACAGCCGCTCAAACTGCCTGATCTGTTCGTGATCCTGCAGGAACGACGCAAGCTGATCTCGCGTGAGTCGGAGGCTAGACGTGGCCATGTCAGTACATCGTCGGCTCTAGCCGCGCCTCAAGGCGGATGAACGACAGATGCGCGTCAGAGTCGCCCCGGAACCGCTGCATGCGGAAGTTGCGCATCGCGCCCTGCCGGAACCACACCAGGCGCTTGGTGGTGGCGCCCGTGGTGCCCACCGTGATGAACTTGTCCTGGCTCCAGGCTTGCCCGTCGAGGCTGTACGAGGTGCTGATCTGCGGGTTGACGCCGACCGCCACGCGGCCCGTGAGAGAGACGAGTTCGATGTCGTGGAAGATTACGCTCTTCGACTCGTTGTAGACGATGGCTGTCCCGAACTCCCAGCGCACCGTCTGGCCCCAGTGCTGGCCGGTCAGGCCCGTCAGGTAGCCAATGGCGCTTGACTGCGGGTCGCCCACCAGCCATCGGTTGTAGGCCCAGACCAGATTGCGCGCACGGTACTGTGCAAAGCCCGCCGTAGTGGTGGTCAGCGTGAACCAGATGAACTGCTTGACGGACTCGCTGGCCGATGCGTCAAAGACCAGCGTGCGGTCCGGCAGATGCACATACAGGTGCTGGTGCGCCTTGTCGTTGCGGGCCTCCAGCTTGACCAGCGCCAGCTGCGCGTCGGTGTAGGTCGCCAGGATGCGGTCAACCTCATCGGTGCTGATCTTGGTGGCCGTGGCGTTGGCACCTAGGTAGATGCCAGGCTCCTCGTTGCGGCCACTACCGAGGAACGCAATCTGCTCCTGAAACACGCAGCATGCGAAGGTGCCAACGGCGCCCTTCTGGACTTGAGCGCCGTCAATGCGCTGGAACGGGAACAGGTCGCCGCCCACGTTGTCGAACACCTCAATGGTGTGCGTGTTGATCGCGTAGACCTCGTTGCGCAGCTTGACCAGCGCTACCACAGGGTCTGGATCGGCCTCGCTGGAGCCGTACTTTAGCGGGTTGACGGCAAAGGGGTTCGACAGTTCGGTGACCACCAAGAACTCGCCGTCCGTAGTCATCCAGTAGCCATCGACCCAGCACATATCGACCACCGTGCCGAGATCGGGATCCACGTTCTGCGCCAGCACGTTTGTGGTCGGATTCCAGAACCAGAGATTCCCAGCGGACGCGATGCCCAGCAGATCGAAACTGTAGTCCAGCGTCACCAACTGGTTGTCGTTGCCGACATCGCCCAGCACCGTCACGGTGCCCGTGTTGCTGACCGTGACGAGCTTGCTGCCCATCACGCGGTAGACGATGCCATTCCACTCAATGCCGCCACGGT